GGCTCGCATAGGCCACAAGCGATTTAATGAGTTCCGAGTCCCCAAAGCCCCAGAAATACCGGGGGTCCCGATACGCACAAATCTCGATAAGGTTAACGCGCCCGTGAGCATAGGGATTCATCCCGTCATCGGCACGAACGTCGCCGGCGATAACGACACGCCGCCCGGTGGGGTAAAGCGGAACGTCTACCTTGTGAGTAAAGACCTCGTAGCAATCGTGGACGGCGAGGACCCGGATACCGCCAAGTTTCTGAGCATCTCGGAGCACCGAGACTTGACTCTCGGGGATTGCATAGACGACTCCGCCCTCGGTGACGACGGTTTTTAAGAACTCAACGTTCCCGTCCTTGTCCTCAATCGTTTTCTCGATAGCGGTCGGGCGGCCATCCACTTCAAACATTAACGTCTCGACCTTGGTCATATACTTCGGACCCTTGGGGAACGTCCAAAACTCGCGCATAGGGATACCCACGCCCGTCATGTGAGACGACTCGGGCGGGTTAACCTCCGAGTAGTACATGTTTTCGTGAATCGTCGTGCCCTGCGGCGTGGTAAAGTTCTTTGAAGGCTGGAGGATGGATTCTTCCTGCGCTTCTTCGTTCGCACGGCGGGCGGCGTAGTTCTTAAGTTTGCGCTCTAAGTGAGGGTATATTTGAAGAACTTCACCGAGCGGTTGTTCATACTCGTACATGATGACGTTCGCATTACGAATGTTGCGAGCCGTTTGGTTGACGTAAACCTGAAGCCCGGAGACGGGCGTAAATACGAACTCACCCTCGCCACCATTGGCAAAGGGGTCATACGTCATGCGAATGAAAGACTTGCCTTCAACACGCGACATTAACACGGCATCGCGAATGCAACGCGAAATGCCTACACGATCGTAAGTGTCGTTCCAAGAGGCGTTAAGAATGTCCGCCTGGCCTTGATCTTCACGGCGGGATGTGCCGAATGAAATCCGGGGCTTGTTGTCCGTAAGGATGGCTGCCCACTGCATAGGCACCCAGGCGTTGTAATTGAGGGTGGCGGAAACTTTCCACTTGGGACGATTCTTTGACCAAAGGCCCTCCCCGTTAAATAAAGCCCACGACTGACGCATGCGCTGCGTGTGTCTATCTTTTTCGGCGCGGAGAAGCAATTCCATGCGCTTGGCCCACAGAACGACGTTATCGACTTCTTGATCTTCGTTGTAATCGTCGGCCTTGGAAATAGACGACTCAGGCGCACTCGCTAAGTAGGCACCTGGGTTGTGTGTTCCGGCCATAGGCCGGTCGCCGAAAGCTGTAGCCACTAAGCCGCCTGCGCGTGGGGATAATGGTAATTAAAACGATGCGAACGCGGGTCGCGAACGTAAACGTATGAGTCGATGTTCACGCTATACATGAAAATGCTGCCGATGAAAACTTTATGGGTATGCGTATAGGACGAACAATCCGGGGGGACCACGATGAGAGCCCCGTCAAGAGGCCCATCGAAAAGTTCACAGACAATATCGTTGTCGTTCTTTTTGATTGTCGGGAGGTCACCCATAAGGTGTTCTCCACCGCCACCGCGCAATTCCAAGTTAAAGTTCTCCAATTTTTCCGAGGGGCAAATGGTTTTTGACGTATTTCTCTATGCCTGCTCGCATTGTCTCGTTCTTCTTGGCCTTGCGTTCGGTCGCCAGTTTTTCGAGGTGTGCGGTGGTTCCGGGAGCGTATTCCACCAGGCCGTGCTTCTTCGTCTCTTCGCGGTACTCCGAACGACCTCCTCGAATCTCCTTGCCCCCACGAATGGGTTCGTACTTGCCCGTCTCGGGGTCGGGGTGCATAGAATAGATGGTATCCCCGCCCTTGAAAGGGTTGAATTTCGAGGACTTGTTGCCTACAAACTCCCCGGCATCGTTCTTAATTCCTCCAGGAGCGTCGTATCGGAGATCGATGTGGGCCACATCATTGCCGGGGATTGTGGGGTAGTACCCGTTGAGGTATTCGTCGTCGGGGGATTGCTGGATGGAGGCCCAGCGGGCTTGTCGCTCTTCCGGCGTCTCATCGGGCTGCCCCAAGGGTCGCCCACAGCCATCGGCGTGGTAGGATACATTTTCATAAACGCCGATCTTGCGTCTCCCGTGGCAGGCACAGGTGGGACCGACCGAAACGTGCTCTTTGCGCCACCCAATTTGCTCGCCCACTGTACGAGCCTGAAGGTTACGGATAACATCAAGGACAGAATCGCCCTCCACAGGAGCGTAGACAGGAATGTACCGATAGAGGTCCACGCCGTCGTAAGCGTGGAACGAGTCGGGGACCTCCGTGCCCATTGGGAGGATTTCATCTTGACTGACGGATTCGCCAGCTTGGGCTTGCTGAAATACTGAGTCAGCCCAGGTCCAGTCCTTTTGTTCGACTTCAACGACGGCCTCACGATCTTGGAGTTTAAGGAGCAATTTTAGCTAGGCAATCGACTTGCGCGACAAGACGATGACGCCGTCCTCCAAGCATGATTTCTTTGCCGGAAAGGCGCTCGAAGATAATAATATCCCCAACCTTGAAATGCATGGTTACGGTTTCTTCGCGTTCGATCTTGTGGCCGTTACCGACGAGGACTACTTCACCAGCAGCATACCCGCGCTTAAGTTCGCCAACGTCGGGGACCAAAAAACCACTGGGGGTAATCGTGTCGTTCAAATCCCCTAACTGTATAAGGTATCGGTCGCCAACGAGGTGCCACTCGTTGAGGTTCTCGGGGATTTGGATTTTGAGGCTTGTGGTAGGCATCTATAAGGACTCCAAATTTGGATGGTTGCGAGTGTAACGAGCCGCTTGATTCGGCATGAGGGCTTTGTTCGCGAAACGGTCTACAAGGTAGTTCGCTTCCGTTCGTTCCCGAGCCTTCGAACGGGATTGGTTGGGGTAAAAGGCATCCTTACGGATGGCGCAAGCAATCATCAAGGCGTCTACGAGGTCGTCGTGTCCCTGCTCGTTTTTTATGGAGTCTGACGGAGTTCGTTTGACTGCTGCGAGTTGTTGTAAGGTTGGAATGTCCGGGATTTGGATGAGGGGTTCGGGCTCGTCATCGGGATTTCGATTACAAATAAGTTCCAGGAGGGCGTTTTCCATAACTGGGCGAGTACGCCCATCGGTCTGCCATCCTGGAAACTTGGACTCTTCGAGTATATCTCTATCCAACCGTTTCCAATAATAAGTGTTTTCCATCCCCATATCCATCGAAGAACGGACCAAACCGTAACCGTTATTCGCGGTTTCAATGGCATAGTAGGGTCGATTGTACCAAAGCCAACCGAGATATAGTTGTTCTTGGACCTTATGATCTGGAACACGGCCCTCAAAAACTGCCACTTGTTTGAGGTCACGCTCTCGTATGATTTGAATAGCGTGTGCGTCGGAGTCCTCGGACTCGTAGGCATAAGCTGTATCCATACCCAAAACATATTTTTCTGTGCCTTCTGGCGGAGCATAAATACGCCACTCCATAAATTGTGAGCGCCAAGTCGTGTCGAGGATTGGACCGTTCTCGCCTTTTCGTAAGATACCCCGAGCGGCGGGCTGTTTGCCGCGAGCAAGGAGCATATCCATTGCAACAGGGTCGAACGGCGTGTGGTTGAGGTCAACGAAACAGGACTGATAGTCCGACGCAAACTCCTGGCGAAAGGTAATGAGGCGGGTCCGAATGTCGGGTTGTTTGTACGAGTCGATCTTACGCCGACGCCATTGGAGGCGCGACCAAGAAAGATTATACATTTTTTGAAGGTCTTTCTCTTCCTCGCCCCCATACTTTTCAACTTTGCCTACAGTTGCTTGCAAATGTTGCAAATCTTTACTTTTCATTTTCGGCAATTCGCCAAATTCAGACTCGTCTTTAGTACAATAGGACTCGTGACTATACCAGGGCCAGAACCAGGGGAGAAAGCCCGCATCCGGTCTGTCAGGCTCTCCAAGAGCGCCCGCTAAAATTTGTTCTCGCGTAATGCCCGCAATTTGACCCCATTTTTTGACCCAATTGGGATTGTTTTCAATAGCTTCCATTACCAAGGGCTCGTAAACATCGTCATGCCCATTAGGGGTTGTGTCAATGACTACGCAGGCGGAATCATCCATAGGCATTGCAGAAACAAGACCCGTAGTAAACTCAACTTGAAGTTCGGTTTTCCAAAAAGCAAATTCGGAAGCCACGACCATATGGGGCGTTCTGCCCCGCTCCGCGCTTGGCATCGAAATTGAAATCGTGGAGTTCAAACCTGGATTCAAAGCACGATCGGCCATGTTCGGATTGTCAAAAATCACGAATTGCAAATTCGATACACGCTTCATAGGACGAAGATGAGGTGGAAGATTATTATACATGGTCGCAAGACGATGGGAAAGTTCGTCTGCAACGGCTTTATCTGTGACCATGATCGTACAGCGTTGGTTGGGATGCATGGCCCGCCAAAGTGTGTTCGCTAGGAGAAACGACGTTGCTCCAATTTGACGCGGCTTAATCTCAACGATCTGTTGCCGCAAGCCGCGTTTGCGTTGCGAGTTCATAGCAATCGCTAAGGCAAGTTGCCCGTTCCAAGGGTTCAAATTAACGAGTTGGCCCCGCTTATCTGGAATCATAATGGCCGTGCGACAAGCGTAAAGAGGAGATGCCAAGAAGGCGGTAATTTCCGCTTCGCGCCAAGTATCGAGTTCTGATTGTTCCGGGAACGACTTACCGAATTTATCCATCAAGAATTCTTTTGACGACATAAGTTCCCACGGCTGGAACGGAGGCTTATTTGAGATAGCGAATCATCTTCTTTAGGAGGTCTACATTGTCATCAACGTAACCAAGTACCGAATTACAACGGCTGCAAAGAAACCCCCGAACACGGCCTGTCGTGTGACAATGATCTGTGCACGGTTCTTTGCCGGCGAACTCGCTTCTGCAAATGACACAACGCCCGTCGGCTTGTTTTTCAAACTTACGGTATTCTTTTTCGGTTAAACCATATTTGCGAAGTACGTTGCTTAGTCGTTTCTGCTCGGGATTTTTTTGATTATATTCTTTGGTTTTGAAGATGGCGCAAGGTTTGCAATAACAAGAATAATGCCGGGTATCTGAATCGCCCCGGGCTTTCTTGAAATAAAACTCTGACACCGACTTAACCAGCTTACATAGCGAGCATTTTTTCTCGGTGTAATGAACGTAGGGTTTTGCCACTATCTATCACCGTTCATAATGCGGCGAAGCGTAGCCTCGTAACTTGTGCTGTCGCTAATACGCCCCT